AGCACGTGGACCGAGAACAAACCATTCTACTTTAATGGAGAATTTACTAGTGATAGTAAGTACTTTGTTGGAGGTGAAATTTGTTTCCCCATAGTACCTGAATCTGCTTCTGCGACAGATTCAACGTACAGGACAGTATTTTGGTCGTATGTTGATCATAATGGAGTTATTTTAGCAAATAACAACACAAATGTTAAATATGCGTTCAGAAGAATGTCCGGACTTCGCCAACCACCTGATTTTTATCTTCCTGACCTCCCAGAACGAGTCAGGTATCAGGTTTTCGACGCCGATTTGAAGCAACGCCAAGCCTCATTCATCGAAAAGAATAAAGATTTTTTGTTGAGATTAAATTCTTTGTACAGTAGTTATTTTGAGTATTATTTAGGAATGGAAGAAGAGTGTCATTTACATTATGACGATCCACATATTAAGAAACGCATCCGTGTCGACGCTTATAAAGAGCTGTTAGATAGTAAGACGCTTTTCCAACCATTGTGGGTCCGACATGTACTTTATAAGCTTAAGAAAGACGAGTGGGCTCGTCCAAACAAATATGCCCGTATGATTGGCGACCTTGGTGTCGCTGCATCATTACAGGGTTTTCGTGTGACAGATTTCATGAAGGTTGCGGAGGCCAATGAGCCTACCGTTACTAACGGCATTGAATCACAATTTATTAAAGCACCAAATCAATTGGTCCTGAGAGAAGTTTTTGAAAAATTAATCAACCCGCCTTTGCGCGGTTACTTTTGTTATTTTTCTGATGATTCTTGTTTCAGCATTCGTGTTAATAATATTGTGTATCGCTTCAATGTCGATATTTCCTCATGTGATGCTTCACATACACCATCTTTGTTTCAAGCTTTGAGAGATATAACCCCCGATGTAGCGTCTCATGACATGCAACGGTTAATCGATCAATTAAAGTTGCCCATTAAAATACGCTCCGTTTCCAACCCCAAACATACTGTTTTGTTAAAATCGAAAGATAGTAAACCCCACCTTTACTCAGGCAGTACATTAACCACCCGCATTAATAATTTAGCCAATCAACTTATTTCCTTGTCGTTGTCTAATGCTGATTTCAATCATTGTCACTCTTGTAGTGATGTGGTCGCCGTCATTATAGCAGCGGCTATGGATGTTGGTTATATTGTGACTTGTCAGGTCGCTAGTGAGTATTCACACATTCAATTTCTCAAACATTCACCAGTGTATGATGTTAACGGTCATCTTCAACCGTTACTCAATCTTGGGGTCTTACTTCGTTCGTCCGGTATTTGTCATCGTGACTTACCGGGTAGAGGTGACCTTCGGGAGCGAGCCCGTCTCTTTCAACAGTCTTTGTTGACAGGGATATACTCCAACATTTCATTTCCCTTGATAGATCGTATGCGATTATCTGTAATCGGAGCTAAACCTTCACAGCGTGACCAGAAATGGATCGAAAATAAATTACAACCGTTGTTTAATTACAAAGTTTGTGATAATGTCGAACCCTTTACTCTATCACATGAAGAAAGCGTCCGTAGATATTCACATTTATCCAGCGAGTATGACTTCTTGGAGTTGTTGCAAGACTATGGAGATGGTTCATTCGGTACTGTTGTTGCTAACGTCGCAGCTAACGCAATACTAACAATGGATTATTCTCTTGGTTGTAGCAAAATATGATTGAAGCCGGTTTGCGCTTCTTCTCTCATACTGTACATAGACACACTTTCATAACTAAAC